TTAGTAAATCTCATCTAAAAGTTTCTCACTTAAATCCTTAAATTTCCCTTCATCTTTCAGAGCATTAAGGAGCGCAATCACTTTCTTTTCTTTAATTCCAAGAACTTTAGATAAGATATCACGCACTTCTGCAAAATCAGGAACTTTCTCATTATGCAATTCCTGACTTGAAATGCCTTCAACCTCTTTTCGATATTGTTCTGGTGGCTGAGGACTATTTAGAATACGATCATTTAAGACTGATAAAACATATTCCAATTCTCTTCTTTTCTCACTATAAATATTATGTTGAATTAACCAATTGGAATAAGGGTATCTTGGATCATCCAGTTTTGCATGACTGAGTTTTAGGATTTGCCATTTAAGCTCTTCAATTTCTTGTTCAAGAAGCTCAACTTTTTCTTCTAATGGGTTAGTCATTTATAGCCCTCCTGTGAATTATAGAAGTATCCAAAGTACCCCTTCAACAGCTTCAGCTATCACTAACGCATCTCCTGAATCTAATTCTAAATCATTTACGAGATAGTTATAGAGTTTCTTTCTTACAGTTTCAACAGCTAAATCAGGTATTTTCGCAATGTAATCAAGCTCGTCCGCAATATCATCGGCATGCTTTCTAAATGCTTTTGCTGCACCTTCATCTAACCATCCAATAATCTTTGAAACTACCCATGAACCACCACGAATTCCTTTAGCTAAGCCTCTTACTGCCGCAGAAACAATTTTACCTTTAATACCTTGAGTAGTGAATTCTCCACTAACCTCTTGATTTTTCACCTTAACACTTTCTTGTAGTGGAGTTGTGTGAGCGTATGTATTAGCAATAGTTACATTTTGCTTCACTGACTCTTCTTTTTTAATTTCTTTTGCGCTCGCAAATGGTGCAAAAAGTGAAACTGAAAGGGCTACTGAGGATAAAGCCAATATACTTTTTTTGAACATACTTCACAATCCTTCTTTCTCTTTATTTTTTTGAAACTATTATCAATATTATCAAAAATTTGTAAAATTAAGGATAGTGTTTTTCTCACCTTTTTGTTCCCCTCATTTATGCCCATGTTCTTTGTCAGGTCGTTCCCCAATTCTGGGAGCCGATGGTTCAGGCTGAACTATCGTTTATTGGCTTCATTTAAATATATAGATAATACCCATATATACTTAACCAAAGGGTTAAGGGTCTGGTTCATCATGAACTACACCTTGTCAGGTTCACAACGAACCTCACAAACGCCCCTTGTACTCATTCAGCAGCGTTCTTCTTTTCGCTTGGTTGTAGATCATATCGTACCGTATTCTCGCCTGTCTTCGTTGGGATATTGTTAACCTCTTATCTCCCATCATCTTGTGATACATTTCTAAGTCCTCATGCTCCTTCTTGGTTACAGTCACTTTCAATCGCTTTAGCCTCCATTCATCGTCAAAACTTTTGTTATTTGTCTTGACTTTTCTTTTGATTTTTTGCTTGATTGGTTGAGACTGTGGACAACGGCTGGACAAGTTGTCTGCCTGAATTTGCTTGTAAAAAAATAAACAAACTCAGGCAGGCGACTGAAACTTGATTGTATATCAACTTGTGGTATCCGTGTGTTCACCCTATTTGCCGTTGGTTATTCCCCAAACAAGCCTACTGTGTCAAGTGTCCCTAACAGGTTCAGAAAGCGCAAAGTTGCGCTCTCTTACTTATGGCTTGTCCTGCATCGTCAGAAACGATACACCCATCCTTCGTCAGCACTTAATGGCAGCTTTCGCCTTTCAGATGCATGTGTAAATAGGGAAACACAGAAGGCATCCTATCCTCATTTTTTGCGTCGGCTGAGTCACTACCCTGTCAAGTTTTACGTGTGTTAGAGCATTCCACGGCAGTCTAAGGCTCCATTACGGCGCCTTCGGATTTCTATGGCACGGTAACACTTCCTTAAAAAAGGCATCACTAAAGACAACACCTTAATTCAGGAGTATAGACTGACTGTATTCAGTTTTAAGGGGCTCGCAAAACGCTACCCCCTTGATAATAATCCGATTGTAGTAATACAGGGTCTGCAGAGGACAGGGAATGCCGCTCCCCGTCCTCACTGTCTATTCAATCGTCTGCTTTCCATACCGTGAAGATATCGACATACTCACTCTTACAGAAAGCAAGCTCACTGACTTCAGATACCATACATTCAATCACATCAACGGTAGGACATTTCTTGATAATCCACTCTATGATTGAATAAAGATGATCTTTGTAATTGCATGTAAACCTTTCTTTTAGCAATTTATTTCGCCTATCATATGCTTTAAATTCATAAGTGGTATATGTGTTTTTCATTTCAGTTATCCCCTTGATTAAATTGTTATGTTTAAATACAATGGGAGTGTACTAACCCATCAGATTAGGAGAGTGCTGGTGACACTCTTCCTAATCACCCAAACCACGCTATGCACAATATGCTTAAAGCTGGTATAACTACGATCAATCCCCCAAATACAACCTGACAGAAACGTTCATTATGTAATTCTGTTTTATTCATGGTCTTCCACTTCTTCTGCATATGAATCTTCATCTATGTAAAACACATTGTTTGTGACAGTTGGGATAACTGTTTTGCCTCCCCCCATATCCAACATGATATGAGGGAAATCAACGCCCATTTCTCCAGTCTGTTCTAACGCTTCAATAGCATCTTGTTCATCCTTTGCATCAAGTTCAACACAAACTGGTATTTTCATAGTTGTGAAGATTCTGAGACGCTTTTTAGGTTTCCCATCGTCGTATGTTTCAATGAAGTTGTTTTCTTCTTCGAACATCTTCCCTCTGAAGTAATTGAAATGATTCGTCATTTCCTCAATACGCTGTTCGTTTGTGATTGTCCCTAAGCTTGCTACGTTAGTTCCTACAGTGTGACGGTTAATTTGCATCGGTTATTTCCCCTTTAGTAAGTTTTGTTTTTATCAAGAATCTGATAGCCTTCCGGTGTAACAAGCTCCCTATTGTCAATGAGAGCATCCCATAATCGTGTGCTGAGTAACTTATCAATTACTGCATTTGTTAAGCTTCTGAGGTTTTTGTATTTGATGTCTTCAGCCAAGAATACTGAATGGATACTGTCGTATTTCCCATCCTTCCTTTTAAGGACTTGATACAGATGTACTTGACCATCTTCGCCAGAAATGGCGAAATGTTTGTAAAACAACATTGCTGGAAAGTCACCCAAATCACTTCTACGAATGGTTATTCGCTTCAATTCAAGACCTCCTTTATGACACCTTTTTGTTGTTGACTTAATCATAAAACAACAACATAAAAGAGTCAACACCTTTTTGTAGTTATTTTTAAAGAAAATCCACTTTTGAATTGCATTTTTTGTTATAATCAAAAAGGAGGTGAAACTGTTGACTAAAATTGTTAAAACAAGACTGAAAGAAATATTAGATGAACGTGGCTTATCTATCAGAGGTTTCGCCTTTGGAAATGACCTTAGATTTGAAACCGTTAGAAGGTTTTACAATAACACTGCTAAACAATACCAACGTGAAACATTGGGCAAGATTTGTGATGCCTTGGATATAGAAATTGAGGACTTACTATACATTACAGACGATGATTCCGAAGAGTCTTAAGCAAAAGTATTGCTTTTATTTTTTTTAATTCGTTAAACAAAACCATTGAAATATTCAATCGTCGCATTTTGCGACAATCAAAAGTATTGCAATTGCTGTTATACTGTACGGAGAGGTGAACGGGATGGAAAATAACATGCTTCAAGCGATATTAGATGAGATTAAGAAAATTGATAACAAGATCGACGGTGTGTCATCTGAATTAAAGTCATTTAAAAAAGAGATGCACGAATTCAAAGAGGAAATGAACGAATTCAGAGAAGAAACAAAGAAGGAATTTAATCAGATTAACGTTAAGTTAGACCGCCTTGAAGAGAACCAGCCAAAAGATATTACGGCTCACCTTAAACACATACAGAACGTAGATAATAAAACAGAGCTATTGAATAAGCGATTATTTGATGTTGAAAGTCGATTGAAAAACTGATTGCCATTTGTGGCAATGAAAAAAGACCCCCTCACAAACAATGTGAAGGGGTTATTTATTGTGTGGTCTATGTTTAGAATTAGCTTCAAGCTCCTTTTTCAAGACTTCTACATCCTGTCTTAAAAACAAGGCTGATCGTCCAATCCTTTTAACCGGTATTATTCTTTCTGTATTAATCAATGTACTCATTCGTTGCTTATTGACATTCAATATCTCAGCAACTTCAGTAGTGCTAAGGACTTCGTTGTTTATGAAGTCCTCAACCTCCTGGCGACCTCTCAAATGAAACTCCATGTTATTTTCTCCTTAAAATCATGTCTTTGATAATGGCATAGATCGTTAACAAAACAACAATAGCCATTACAGCTGTTGTAAAAGAGTTTGTCCAAAATGAGCGTATGCCAATTGCTGCAACAGACAATAAAATTAATGAAAAGATGAACTTTTGATTTTTCTTCATTTTTTATGCTAGACTGATTATAATGATATTGAGAAGCGAGCCACTAACTCGCTTCCCTTATCTCTGGTTAGTCCTTCTTATTTTTCTTCTCGCTATCGTTTGATTGTTGCGCAATCCATCCGATAGAGACGACGTAGAAGATAATTTGAAGGACTTTTATCATATTGTCTAGCATTTCCTCACCTCCTTATACATTTATTATAACACAACTATGTACTTGAGTCTATAGTTTATAAGAAGTTTTTTCAAATAAATAAAAGAATTCCCTCGAAAATTTCAAGGGAACGATTTATTTACTTAAACTTGTTTACCGAATTGACCGGAAATGTATCTCCGTTTTCCATCATAAATGACTTCCCAGTAACCCTTAGCATTGTTTGACCCTTTTACAGAACCTGAGATATTAATTGTCTTACCGAGACCAATTGTATCAACATTCTTGGCATTTTTACGGTCTGGTTTGTCCATAATAATTGCAGCGCTTTTTACGCCGACAATTTTAATTTTGCCTACTGACTTAATACCCCCGTTTGTCTTAGCAGGTGCAGGTTTTGAAGATGCTTTCCCTAGTTCAGCATCACTTTTAATGTATTTCACATTGACGTAACCGCTGTATGTAGCACCTTTAGAGTTTGTATATTTGATATATCCCCAACCATTTTGAGTTGATCCCTTTTGATATTGGACAGTGGAGCCTTTAGGAAGAGTAAGTACAATAGAAGAGTTTGCATTGCGTTGAGTTCTCACATTAAGACTGTCTGCGATAACTGTGTTCTTAACATAAGAACCATTTGTTTTAACATCAGGAGAAGTTACCGTTTTAGACGGAGCGCCACTGATTCCTGCTTTAAAAGAATCCCAACGATCTAGCAATTTATGCGGACAATACTTGCCTGACCACCGTTGGTGAGGAACTACATTTGCAAGGGAAATGCCTTGCTCCTTCATGAGCTTTTTAATCAGCCCTTGAGCATTTGCCACGGCTTTTTCAAAATCCCCATCGCTATTCTCGCAGATTTCAATGCCGATTGATTTCCGATTACCGGTGCCACTATTCCCATCTCCGGCATGCCATCCGTTTTCATTCAGCGGAAGATGCTGATAAATTTCCGTATCATCGACTGTGAAATGCCAGCTAACACCTGTTGATGGGTTGTTCTTTACAAAACGTGCATGACTAGCAGCATTTGCCCCTTTAGCTGTATTAGAAGTATTATGAACCGTAATATACAACGGGTTCATGGAATATCCCGGTCTATTGCTGCTTCCTGATGGAATGAAGTCTTGAATAATTTTTGTCATATTAGATTCCTCCGTTTTATTTAAATTAAAAAGCCCGCCAATTACTCAGCAGACTTTTCTTTTTGACTGTCTTCTTCAATTACTTGTAACTTGTCTTTAATGAATCCAGGGACTTTAACTCCCATTTGTGCAAGGTTCTCTATAATAGATAGACCCTCATTCGCTATGTAAAATAAAACAGTTCCAAACACCAAAACGCCATTTAAACTGCAAATTTGATCTATAATATTGGCCAAGATGACAACAACAAAGCTCATGAACTTACGCACGTATCCAAACCATGCGTTTCTTGATCTTAATGATTTGTCTTTAACAGCCTTAACTACTCCCGTAAACACATCAATAAAGCTTAGTAGTAGCAGCAAATCAAGATATTTTACACCCCCAAATAAATAGGCTTTTGCGATTTCCAAAGTCTCAATATTCAACACCAATTCAATTCCTTTCATTTTAGTTATCACCCCCTTTTAGGGCAAAATAAAAACACCTATTCGCTTACAGGTGCTGTTTCCTTAGTATCGGACTCCTGGTTTACTGTGACAGTCCCAACAGATCCGTCAGTTTCCCCAGCAGTCCCTTCTGAGGGAGGTGAATCTTTGATATACTCATCCCCCGTAATCTCCTTGTATTGTTCAGGTGTAATCCGTTTTCCTACAACATCAAACACTTGTTTCTTAGTCCATAACTTCTTTTCATAGAAATACTTGATATCTGAAAACCAGTCAATCATATTTAACCTCCCATAGCTACCAAATAATATAGATTTGCAACCTTCTCAGCCAGTACTTCGGTTTCACTCGGTTCAGGAGGAAGTGGTTTTAAACTGTCAATGTATTCTTGAGTTGCCGACTCAAACCATTGTTCTTTTTTAACATCAAATTTAGCCCTATAAAATGAAACCGGTTCAACTTTAGTACAGTTTTCTGGAATCACATAATTACCTTCTTCATCCGGCTCAATCGTAATTGGTTTGGTTAAAATGAAGTTTTCATCATACTCATAAACTTGAATCATGCTGTTCCTCCATCCTGTAAGCCTACGACTACATCAAGATAATACCCTCCACCTGCTTTGCTTGAGTCAGCAGGATCTTGATATTTTATTTTTAAATCTCCAGTATCATAAATGATTAAATTTGCTGTACCGCCTGTTCCACTTAATGGCACAGTATAAACACCCCCACCGAATGGTACGTATTCTACCGGAATTGAGCCGAACATAATTTCTGGTTCAGTTCTAACATGCCCTCTTAAAATTAGAAAAGCTCCCCATTTTGCGTACATTGGGGTTCGGGTTCCGGCTGTAGCTCCATTCTTTAGCATGATGTTGGCATAGGTGGCAGCTCCGTTCCATGTCTTCCGTTCAGCTTTAGAAATATGCCGTTCTTGGTTGTAATTATGGGCCGTGAACTGTTGTAACAATTCTTCCATTTTAGCTTTGAAATCTGATGTGAACTGTTGAAGTAGCTCCCCTACTTTGTCCTTAAATGACTTATTCACATGAATATCTTCATCATTCACATGTGTATCAAAATCACTTTTAGCAGCTTGCTTTACATTGTCCACACTACCAAGCCCGATCTGTAGAGCGGTAACATTATGAGGATTTGAGGTATCTGAGATGTGTTTGTCAAAATCCGCTTTCTTTGCTTGCACGTCGTTAGTTACGGCTGATAACCCTATTTGTGCTTTTGTTACACCATGTGGGTTTTTCTTGTCATTCAGATGATTATCAAGATTCGCTTGAACAGCATCTACCTTTTCTTGAGCACCCTGTTTTGTTTCGATGTTCTCCAAGTCTTCAAACTTTTTCTTTAAATCGTCAAGCGTTTGAATGGTTGAATCATAAATCTCAATAACCTTTGCTTTCAATGTCTCAAAATCATCAATGTAGTATTCGCCTACTGGTGCAATATCTTGATCCATTAAGCTTTGTGTTACTTCAAAGCCAAACTTATGAGCAGACATAGCTTGTTTGTTGCTATAAACCAGTACTAACTCACATTGAAACAACCCATACATCTTAATTTCATCTTCATCGAGAACATATTCAGCAATTCCATTTACCTTATCAACCAATGTAACATCCCGCACTCTTTTCTTACCATTAGCAGGAACAAGGATTACTTTCCCTGTCACTGCTGATAATGGTAATGGCGCATCATCTTTACGCAAATTAAAAATCAGCTTTGCTGTTCCAACATCTTGAGTTGAAAACTTGAAAGCTGATCTGTATGTACCTTGTGAAACTGTATTAATGTCAAACGTATATGCTGATTTCTTGTAAATCGTTACTACCTCCTTATCTAATAAATGCTATTGCTACACCATATCCCTTATTAGAATCATATGGCTGCTTAATTTTCATGACTGTTAATCCCGTGTTGTCATCTGATTTGGATCCTTTACCATTCTTAGCTATAATCTTATCACCTGCTTGAACAGTATCATCAATACGTACATGTATCTGTCCAATAAGACCAACAATATGCCACTCATCACGCTCCTGCCGTGAAGTGTAGTCTAATTCAGGGTCATAGCCCGGATTGGGCTTAGGAAGGCTTTTCTTTTCAGTTTTTATGTTTCCATCCTTATCTGTGTATTCAACTTCAACTTCTTCATAGATCAATCCACCGAAATCATTTCTTAGGTATCTGTCATTCCAATAAAACTCAGCACTACCTAATACAACGCCCGCTGTCTCAGAAATAACACCTAGAATCTCATCACCTTTTAAAGCCTTGCGAATCTTATCTCCTTCAAGGGTTACAAGGTATCCACTTTCAATCTTTTTGCCATCTGCAGATTCAAAATACTCAGCGTAGTCTTTGAAGTTTGAAGCACTTTCAACACGACCAACGCCTAAGATATTGCCGTTTTGTGAGTCTATTTCCCATTTAGTATTAGCTGTAGATGCTTTACCTGTTCCATATCCTCCCCTAATGCTATAACTATTGTCATTAATAACACCTTGAGAAGCTAAAACAGCTCTTGATGAGCCGTCACCTTTAGTATGAGAGTCATTTGAGGCAATAATAGCTTGTCTTGAAGCTTCAGTTGAAGATCCACCAGAGGAAGCAATAACTGCATTACGTGGCCCTTTTGTTTTACAACCACCTGTTGTAGCAATGATAGCGCTCGTACTGTCTAATGGGTGTCCTGAAGTGGATGCAGCTCTAAAGCCACCTTTGACATTGTTTGGTACAACAGAATACTTCTCGCCGCCTAAAATAGCAGCGTCAGTATACCCGTAAGCTCTGACAAATAACAAATTGGCTTGCGTATTCGGGGAAGTGATACCGGCTGTACCACCTTTTGTGTGTAGGAGAGCATTTGATAAGTTAATATTGTACACACCACCACCAAGAACCACGCCAACTGGAGCTGAATCATGAATCATCAGATTACTAATCATTACATCATCAGTTCTTTGATCTCCACCTACTACGTGTAAATCACAGTCTGCTTTCGCAAACCCTGTTATAGTCATACCATTGACTGTAATCTTACGGCTTTTAAACTGGAAAGACACAATTGGATTGTCTTTATAGTCATAATCAGGATCTCCATAAGCTCTGAAGCCATGAATATCTACCCGTTGATATGCGGACACGTCTAATGCCCTTGGGGTAACACCCTCATACAAACTATTGAATACAGGCTGAATCGCTGTACAGTCTATTAACGCTACATCTCTTGCTGTATCACTCCATGGATCCTCTGCTTTGTGATGTCCAATATGTCTCAAATCATATGAACGCACGTCACGAACAGAAACATGACTGATAATATGGATGTTTCTTGATGCTGGCCATTCTGTATGAGCCTTAACTTCTACACCTCTAATGTTTCCAGATGTAAAGTTCCCTGTTAACCAAACATTCTTAGAACCGTCATCAACTTCAATTCCATTTGAGTTAGACGATCCCTTATCATGCGCTTCACCTGATGGATTGATACAGTGACAGTTATTAATGAAAATGTATTCGCTGTAGTGAGTCGTAATCCCATCGTCACCATAGTTAGAAGCTCTACAATTATCTATCCAGACGTATTTACATCCCTGTGCTGTGTAATCAGGCTCTTTAGTTGCGTCATGATTATAAGACGGAGCTGTAATATCAAAGCCATGTAAGCCCGCATTGATTGAATTACAATTCTTGATCCATAAGTATTTAGTATTGGCGAATGTTACACAGCTTGATTGTATTCCGCCTTGTGCTCTTAATCCGCCTTGTCGGTCTTTATTCCAGTCAAACGTAATCCCCTTTACATAAATACCCTCGTTCCCAGCTTGATGATCTCTATTTGTAAGCAATATTGCTCCTGCTGGAGCGTCATCAGGCATTTTGAGATATGTGATATCTTCTCCTTCGCCAATCAAACGACAGTTAGAAGGAACTTCAATTTGACCAACATATGTACCAGGAGAAAAATGGACTTCAACATTCCCCTCACCAATTGCATCTTTAAATGCTTGCGTACAGTCTGTAACACCATCAGGAACAGCCCCAAAATCATCAACATGGACAATCCTATCCAACTTCTTTTTATAATAACTGGCATCATAAACAAATCGTCCTGAAGCTGTAGCAAAAGTCTTTCCATCAATAGCTGAAACCCTCAAATCAATAAGCTCATTTATGTTATGGTTGTCACTATTTAGAATGAGGTTGTCAATTCTTGAAGTATCATACTTCAGTTTTTCAGCTAAAGTAAATGCACCGTACGTGATTTGATCGGCTGTATGTGCTGCTCTTGCCTTTGTGTGTATGTTTAAAGCGTTAGTATTCTGATTGATACCATTCTCGATGGCAACCATGTCATTAAATAAGTTGTAATTTAAACGTGTTGGATTATAAACATCATAGTTTTTAATTAAACCTAACAAGCACATCCTCCTTAAATTGATTTTTTCAATTCCAACAACTGCTTTTGAAGGTTTTTCATTTTCTTAACCATCGTAGCTGTGATTTTTTGTATGTTTTTCTTATGGTTTTCGAGTGTTAATTTTGGATCCGAGTAATCATTTAAAGGGTTGTATTGTATTGTAACCACTCTAACGTCATCCTCAAATGTAATACCGTCCGATGTATCAGCAATTACATGTAGAGTATCGCCTTTCCAAAAATCATCTTGAATACCCTTTAACTTTTCATCTCTAATATTTTTATAATCAACTTCAACCTGAATACTCGGATACGGATTAACGTATTTTTCTAAGGCTGATTGCATACTAGATGCCTTGGTATACCGTTCATCCCTTAAAGGTTCAGCCCACCTTGGGTTTCCATCTAATAGAAAATTTTTCTCTTCAGGATGTATGTACAAAATAGGCTCAAAAACATATTCCTTTTTATCACTATCCCCTTTAGTTTCCTTTAATGCCCCATATCCTTTGGCTCTTGTAGAACATTCAAGTGCGGATGTTTTAATATTAATACCTGACATGTTATAGCGAGAGTCTAATGTAAAGTTGACTTTCTTCCCCATTTTCTTGTAAATGTATATTTTATAATTGTCTACGTCCAATTCAATACCGTAGTCCTCTATAATTTCGTCCATGAGTTCTATGGAGAATTTTTCACCAAAGTTCTCCTGCTCCACACTTTTAAATTCACTTTCTTTGGTTTTGAAAATGTATTTAAATTTAGTACCCTTTAAAGCTATGTCTAATGCAGCTCTAAGGGACAAGGTTTTTGTTATAGAAGTGTCCACATAATTTACTGCCAATAAAGCATTATAGATGTGTTTTGCATTCACTTTTTTTACAAGTGTGCCATTAGAATTTTGATCGACTTCCGTTTCAGTTATGAAATACTTCTGATGTTTGTAAACTTTTTCATCCAGATAAAGAATCGCATCTGTCTCAATAAGATCAAATTCACTTTTATTTTCCTGGGTTTTAGTGATATCAAAGGACAAGTTTTTCTTTCCTGTTGCATCATCAGTCAGATCAGCTACCACGCCAATTATTTCGATTACTGCCTCGTCATCCTTTGTTGAAACATGTAATTGAGGAAAGTTTGATTCTTTAGGAAGCCTCTCATTTAGAATTAAGTCTTTACCGTCGTATTCTTGACTAGGTATATCAGGATTGGGTGCTGGGTTATCAGGAACGTTTTCAGTTGTGTCATATTTCGTTAGGTTCAAAGATTCAATCAGACTGTTCAATTTGATTGCGTAATCTGGATCTGTAGCATACCCAGCTTTTACGAGAGCCGCAGTTGCTTTTTTATAGTCCGTCTCTCCAACTACAGCTTTATAATGATCTTTGTCCCAACTAACCCCATTCAGATACAGGTTTGCCAAATCTAAAATTGATTCATTCCATGAGGGGTACTTACGAAACTTGGCATTTACTTGTTTGTTTTCCCCATCAATTACCTCCCATGTCTTCATGATCACATACTGACCGTTGTACTCACCTTTCATGCCAAAAAGGTTCTTTCCTTCAGTTGCTAATTCACTATTGCCATAGTTGCTTTCTAAACAACCCTGAGCAATAATTAAGCTGGCCAATATTCGATTATTTTTGTAGACATATTGAGCTGTAGGTGAAATTGCATCAATAAAGCTTTGATTGCTCATTTATCTCCTCCTTATACGTAGTAAAACCTTGTGTCAAAAATAAGTTTGAAATCGCTTGTGTTTTTTACTTCAAACTCGTTCCAACCAGGCTCAAGACCAGGTATCCTGCCTGATTTTTTTATGTGAGTCTTGTCATTAACTACATATTGACGAATAAACTCTACCTTTTGTGATTTTTTTAATGACTCTTCAATTTTTAATTGTTCGTTGTTACTGTTATTTATAATAGTTATCCCTTTTCCCTCAGCATATAGGACAACATTATAGTCATGCTCCATAGGATTTACCCTTGCTTCACCAGGATTGAATATCTTAAACTTTTGCTTATTTTCAATTTGATAATCCTTATAAGTTAATTGCTTTTCCTTCATTCCAAGATTAAATCCCCACGAATCAACGTAGGGATTTTGAGCTGTCATGCTAGTACATTTTGATTCAGCAAGACCGTTAATATTTACAAATTCGATAGATAAACTTTTGTATGTTTTCTCTTTATCCTTAGCAATCGAAAAGTTCCCATCACAAGTCACAAGAAATCTCATACCGGGCAACAGGTCTGTAGATATGTAATAAGGCAATTGCCTACAAAAAATGGCGTATAACTCTCTTCTATACATGTAAAAATTCGAATGATTCAAAGCCTGTAAATATATCTCTACTGTTACTTTTCTTTCTTTGTAAACAATTTCTCTAGGGTGTTGTGTGAGTACCACACCATTCCTTCGTTGCATTGTTGTTGTTTCTCTCTCAATTGAAGCAGAGTCTGGAGTAAAGCTCAGTGCTTCAGAGTATGGATGTAGGGAGTTTAGTTCCTGCTCCCCTTTACCATCATTGTAATCTATGTACAATTTCACCAATCAGTTTATCACTCCCAATAATTTATCTTATACCCATATCATAAGCTTGTCTTAAATAGCGCCCTGCTTCATGTTGATCTAAAGAGCTACTGTCAATAGTGAAACTCTTGGCTGCAATTTGTGCTAAAAAGCTAACTGTTTTCCTTAGCATTACATTGCTGTCCTTCAATTCTGCAATCATTTCTTTATGGCTATCATGATTATTTTCTTGAATAACCTTAACGTCAACTTTTTCTTTTGTATTTGTTTTCTTATCAAGCAATGAAAGCAACTGAAGTGGTTGAGAAATCATTCCGTTTGTATTTACACCAAGCTCTTTCCCAAGCATGGAAAACAATTGGAGCGAACGCCCTCTGTACGCAGGTTCAGTGGTTATTGCGTATTCTCTGTAACCATTTTCACCTAGTGCTGCAACCTGTGGATTATTGATAACACCGCCCTTAGCATAACCAACATACTTACCACCTTTGGCCATTGATTTAAGTCCAGGATGATTCATAATTCCGCCATAACGGCTGTTTAAATAGTTGATAGATGCAAGTATTTGATGGACAGGATTTTTAATATTATCAAAACCAGGTTCTTTGTGAGCATTAAATGTGCTAGGAACAAACTGCATTAAACCTTGTGACGGGTGTCCAGCTTTCCAGTTTGAATCCCAAGTATTAACTACATTTGGATTTCCACCAGATTCCATCATTGCGATGGTTTCCAAAGCACTAGCAAATTCAGTCCCTAATCCCTTTATAGACAAGGCTTCTAAAACCCACTTCTTAACATCTTTAGATCCGCCTTTTCCTTTAAATGCTCCACCAAATATGTCTAATTTATCTTTAAGCCATTTAACAGCCCCATCGCCAACATGCTTGATCACTCCACCGGCAATTGAAAACATGCCTTTACCATTCCCCATTGGAAGAATCCCCAAAGACTTAATAAGGTTCTGAACCATCTTTTTCGGGCCTTTAGAAACCCATTCCATAGCATCTGAAGCCATTTTCCCAACATTTTTAGCTTTGTCTACAGCTACGCCCGCAATTTCTTTTCCTTTATCAATTCCTTTGGAAACAAAACCAGATACATTTGAATAAGCTTTTTTAAAGAAATTGCCTACTCCACCTGCATATCCTGGCGTCTGCTCACCAACAATCATTTCTTTAGATTGTTTATGCGGCAAAACAGAAGATCCAGCAGGTAAATCAATTAAATGAGGGCCACCTACACCCACCATATACGTACCGATACCAGGAGAATGAGCTAATTCGTAACCTTCCTCACCTACTAATGCTACCCCTCCTGGGTGATTATTTGTTCCTTTTGCATAACCAGGAGGCTTCCATTCGGGAATTTCTGGTATATGGAAGAACTTAAGAACCTTATTGATTCCACCTGTTACTGCATTTACAGCATGAGCAAGATCAATCTTAAAAGTGTCCCACATTCCGAGCACTTCACCAGTTTCCCAGTTCACTTGGTCTGTGTGACCCTTTGCTTGCTTTTTAGCTGCATCAACAACACCATCATGTGTATCTTCTGCTTTCTTAACAGTTTTATCGTGTTGCTTATTAGCCGCATTTACAGTATCTCGATACTGTTTCTTAGTCATTGTTCCTTTACCGTAATACTCTTTTTCTGCAGCCGCTATAACACCGTCGCGTTGTTTGTCTGCATTCTTGACTACTTTATCCTTCGCTTCTTTACTTTTCTTAACTGTAGCTGCCGCTTCTTTTGCGGTTAACTCGCCTTTTTTATCCTTTAACTTTCCAGCAATGACTTTCTGTTCCTCTGCACTTTTGGATAAAGCAGTTTCAACGTTTTTGTTCATGTCTTTTGTAAGTTTCTCAATCTCTTGCTTTTCTTTAGATGTAATATCCCTATGCGCTTTAGAAGCTCTCTCATAAATTGCCTTAATTTTCTTTGCGGAATCATCAATTTCTTTTTGCTTTTTAGCATTTCCGTCCTGAATCTTTTTTAAAGCACCGTCTGCTTCCTTTTTCGAGATATCCTTAGACTGATTATAAAACTTGCCCAAAACATCTAAAGAGTTGTCGGTGCTTTTTTGATATCCGTCTTTTAGAGTTTTAGCCATTTCATCATATTTGGAAGTCATCTCATTTTTAATCTTACTTGTTATTTTTGTATGAGTTAGATAATAATAATCTAATTTCGCCGCAACATTTGTATTTAGTTTTTCATATGCATTTACGGCTTTTGCAGTTGATTCGGATACTTTGTCTCCAAAATCAATAGTTTCTGGTATTACTCTACTTTTAAGGTTCTCATAATACTTATAACCTGCACTTGCTAACGTTGTTACAGCTGTAACAGCTAATCCCACAGGCCCACCTAACAAGCTTAGTCCACCCCTAAGTAAGCCGATTACTCCTAAACCTTTCTTAAAAATGTTAAACAATCCGAATCCAGATTTAGCAAGCTTTCCAATACCACCAGCACTTTTAACCGCATTTGCTCCAACTGAAAAGAGTTTTCCGCCAAATTTAACAATGTCAGGTAAGAACATCAAAGCTAAATTGCCAATCATACCTAACGGCCCACCAAAAAAGCTCATTCCAAGTCCAGCTACCCTTGAAGCACCGCCTAATCCTTTTAAAGCCTTTGCCCCTTTTCCTGAAGATGTACTTAGTCGTTCCATTCTAGTTGTAGCCGCTACGGTTGATGTTCCTACTCTCGACATTTCTGTAGACGCAACAACAGATGCAGCTCCTGCCGCTCTTACGCGGGTACTGTAAAGTGATAAACTACTTGATGAAGCATTTACATTACGTGTAAGGAATCCACTTGCAGAGCGTAACACTTTCCAACCTTCTGCCATTCGAGGTAGTAGCCCCAAAGTTAAGAGGAATCCTCCGCCTAATAAAGAAAACGCAGTTCCCGCTGCTAAAACAGTAGCTATTGTAGTCATTACTGATGGAGGCAATTTATCAAAAGCAGTTACAACTTTAGTCGCTTGGTCAACAATTGGTCTTATAATTGGTACGAAATTATTCCCTAATGAAATAGCAGCATTGTTTATTGCCGCTCTCAAATAGTTAAATGATCCTTTAAGGTTGTCCATTTGCACAACAGCAGTTGTTTCCGCTGTTCCTGCAGAGCCTTTCATAGCATCAGTAAATTTATCAATCTCATCTCTACCTTCGTGCATTAACGCTGCGAAACCTGATAGCGCAGTTTGACCAGCAAGTTGTTTCTCAATCCTAATCTTTTCTGCATCGGTATAACCTTTGGTCTTTTCAATAACTTCACCGATAATTGTAGATAAAGGCTTCATTTTACCCGCCGCATCCTCAGTTTTAATTCCCAGTTCATATAGAGCATTCGCTGCAGGTTTTGGAGGCGCTGCTAAACGTGTAATGATCTGCCGTAAACTTGTTCCTGCTTGACTGGCCTTGATGCCGTGCATACTCATTAAAGCAATTGAAGCTCCCAATGATTCCATACTATATCCTGCCGTTGAAGCAATTGGGCCTGCGTATTTCATCGCATAACCAAAATCCTCCATCGTTGAGTTGGAATTGTTGACACCGTATGTTAATACGTCTGCTACTCTTCCTGTCTCTGATGCTTTTAAATTAAATTCTGATAGAACATCAGTTACAATATCACTCGCTAAAGCTAGGTCTGTTTGTGATGCTGCTGCAGTATTCAACATACCTGGCATAGCTTGAACTATTTCATTAGCTTTTAACCCTGAGCGTGCTAACATCTCCATACCTTCAGCTACTTCTCCATCAGTATATTGAGTTGTAGCCCCAAGGTGTCTAGCTGTCTCCTTTAACCCTTCAAAGGCTTCACCAGTTGCTCCACTTAAAGCTTTAACCTTACTCATTGACTGTTCAAAGTCTGCTGCCGCATGGGTTACACCAGCAATACCAGCAGCTCCTGCCGCTCCAAGGCCAACTAATGTCTTACCAACATTTTTAGAAGCTTTGTAGACATTGTTTAGACTTTTTGAGAGTTTATCCGAATCCTTTTTAAAAACAGAAAACAATTCGGAAGCCTTCCCAGTCTTCTTTATGGTGTTGTTATACTCCCTTGCAACATCTTTTAGTTGACCACCAAGTTTAGCATGGGCATGAATTGCATCATTAAGTCTTTTAGCTTGAATCTGAGTTTCTCGGTTATCCTTACCCTTTTCTTTCAGTAACTTCTCGTAACGTTTACGGTGCTCCTCAACAAGCTTTCCTTGGATTTTGTATTGATTGTTCAGACCATCCATTTTGGATTTTAGAAGCTTTGATTGCTCTCCAGTTGATTTGTAAAGTTGACCTGCTGCTTTCATTTCTGAGTTTGCAAGGCGCATTTGCCTTTTTAATCCTTCAATCCCCCGGTTAAAGCCTGTATCATCAAGTCCGACCTTTACTATCATATTTCCTATTGGCTGTGCCATATTTTTCCCACCCCTCTTTCCTGGCATAAAATAAGGGACTGGTATTTAAACCAATCCCTAATAAAAGACCTCTTCTATAGATTTCTGTTGAACACCATGTTCATTTGTTTTTTCTTTTGGATTTAATGTTTGAAGTTCAAGATAATGATAAATATCCATCTTATCAATGGCATCCATAGTCCAACCTTGCTCTAGTAAAGGAATATACACTTTTTCATCAAGTATCCTTTGAGCTTCTTTATAGGAGATAGCATTATCCCCTATTGTTCTAAAAAATCTGATTGCCCTTCCTTGCCTTCAATATCCGCAATCGGGAGAAATCCACAAATCTCTGATAAAATTCGTGATACCTCATCTCTAATTTCATACGGTTCTAAGCCCTCTTCAAATTGTTTTTGTGTGAATTGTTTATTGAAATATTTAACAACAAATGCAATTTGTTTTTTTAATAATGGAATTCCCTCACGCATAGTTTCCAGTTCTTCTGCTTCAGCCAATAATCCAAGAGCTTCATAAAGATAATCAGCGTTTTTCCGTACTGCAACGTATGTTTGGAATTTACCTTCTTTTTCGTTATAGAGTTTAATAGTAATGTGTTTTTTCTGAGCCAAGTTGACTCCTCCATTTCCTTTTAATATTAGTTAATAAATAAAGGACGCAATAGTTGCGTCCCATGCAGCTTATTTATCTGAGCTTACAGCAGAAGTTGTTGGGACACTTTTATAAGCATCTCCATAAACAAATTTAAAGAATGCATCTTGATTAAAAGTAGCTGCATCTTCATCTGCTACAACCTTATAAACATCGTCTTCGTCCCGTGGAACAAATTCACCTTCAAGCTTTACAGTCTGAAAGTCAACTTTGTCCTCTTTTGTTTTCAATTCATCATCCGGAATTGTGAATTTCCCTTTTAAAAGTCCAACGTGACGCAAGCTCTTGTTGTTTTTATGTCCAACAAAGCTCATTGCAACCCATGGTGCAAAGGTAGATGATTTGTATTTTTGCAGACCCTCAGCATCAAGAGTGATTCCAAATAAAGCTTCAATTGCTTCTGGAGAAAGCGCCCGCATTTCCATTTCAACCTTAGTCGAACCTGTTGACTGCCCAATATCGACAACTCTATTGTCAGCATATTGTTTTTCAGCAGATTGATCTGTAGCTACTTTCATATTGATTGCATAAGGATAATCAAAAATCTGTGTTGCTGTATAATCTCCATCTTTTTTCTGTAAAGGCGCAATTTTAACACCTGATAAACCTACTACTGAACTGTATTCTGGCATTTATTTTCCTCCGTTATAATAAAATATTCGCTTCAAATCTATAACCTCTTCGGTTAAGTGATTCGTTTTCCAATTTTTCTTTAATTAGTGTTGTTGCTTGAAAGTCTAGGTGATTCATAATGTCCATAAAAGCTGAAACAATATCTTCAGGACTGTAGCTGGAATCATAAGCATCAATTTGGTACACTGCTGAATCCATCAAAGGCTGTCCATCTCCATATTTCACAGGGAGATAAGAAATCTCCTGATAAACAACATAAGGTGGTTTTGCTTGAGTTTCCCTAGGGACAGAGTCTTCAAAAATACTTTCTTTTTTAACTAAATTTAAAAGCGCTGTATCATTAATCAGCGCTTCGTAAACTTTTTTATTTAGCTTTGCAGATCTATCTGCTACGTTCATAATTTATAACCAGCCTTTATTACGTTTCTCATTTGGGATAGCATTTCTTGGTTGGCTGCACTCATACTTTCATGAATAAATGGATTGGCTTTTTGATAAACCGTTCCAAATTCAGGCAAGTGAACACGGAATTTTGTATTTTTAGTTGGCCCAACCACCGCATAAATTTCTCCCTCTTCATCTCTTCTAATGCGGTTTCCTACAATTATGTCATCCTCAACATGGTGGTGACCTCCGCCAATTTCAGACCGAGGTGCTCGCTTTTGAATTTCTTCTGCTAAAACTTTACCAGCAGCCTTTACAGCTAGTTTATTTATTTTTTCATTTTTCCTAGCAAGGTCTGCGAATGTTCTTTCTAACTCCTGAAATCCTTCTCCCTCTAACTTAAATTCCATTATGTCACCGTCCTTGCTCGGATTGTGACAAAGTTTTTTCTTGAGTAGTTAGGCAATATATTTTCAATTATGTATGCATTTTCGTTAAAAATAAGAGTTAGTGGATTCTTATTATCATGAACCTTCTCTCTAAACGCTTTACAGTCTCTCACAGTAAATTTATGAGTATGTTCACGTTGAATAGCAGCAGCTGCGTAGTATTCTCTCCCTTTCAATCCATCAACTTTAGCTCTACATGTGTAGACACATGTAGATTCAGGAAGTGTTTCGCCTCTTCTCGGTATTCGACCATCACTGTCACTCGTCTCATTGAAATAAATCCTGTGTCTCATATCATTTAACATTGTCTTCACTCTTTTGTTTAACATATTTCAGTTGATTTAACATGGATGTTAACATTCCGTCTAAATTAGAAGTTGTTCCTGCTATTTCCCTGTTTTCATACCAATGGGCGACAAAGGCTTTTACACAGATGTCAGCACGGGCTATAGTGTTCGGAAACACTATTCCCGTTGCATCTGTAATATACTCTTTAGCAGCCACAATCCAAGTTAAAAGAAGGGAGTCTTCCTCAGTATCATCAAGCTCCACTCTGATAAATTGTTTGACTTCGTTTAGCTCCATTTGCTCCTGCTCGGTCATTCAATCACCGCCTTTTAAGCAGTTGTTGGTGTTTCAACCGGCGTTTCATCTTTAATTGCAGCAAATTCAGCAAATACAACTGCCCCATCATCAGCAAGCTTGACATCTTCACGCTCAATCACACGGATTTTAGTTGTATTTGTTTCAAAAGCACCAGCTCCTACGTTTGTAAACGCAATGGAATATTTTTGACGATCAAATAGCGTGATAGCTTCTTTTAAATCACCGATGATAAGAGGGAATTTAGGATTTGTTTTTGTTCCACCATTTGGAAGATATTTATTAGAAATAACCCGCACCGGTTTATCAAATAACAGCTTATGAGTCTTATTAATAGGGTCTGGCTGTAGTAAGTAATGACCAAAGGCATCCTTAACTTTATCCAATGCATTAAAACCAGATTGGTTTGTTACAAATGCTGATGTCGCACTAATAGCAGGATCAAGATCAACGTTGATAATATCTTTGATACCGTCAACATCCGAAATTGTTTTCTTAGTAAGATCGTTCAATACTCCAAGAATAAGTGTGTTGCGTGTAACTGCAGACTTTTTAGCAAGAAAATCCGTTAGGAAGCTTAAAAGAGCTTCTTTTGTGTCATTTAGCAAGTCATTGGACAGTACCATTAATCCAGCATAGTTCTTAATATTGTAAATCAGTCTTTCAAACTTCATCGCATTCATTTTTTCAATTGCATCAGTCTCATCTAAATTTACTAATGGTGTAATATCCGAAAGTTTTTCATACGTTCTCGCACCTTTATTTGTTGAAACAGGTACAATATTAACCAATTCAGCAAGAGAGTCGAACTGGCGACGCTTTTGGATAATCTTTGTGGAGATATCTTCAGGAACAATTAATCCACCGTCTTCATCAATCCCTTCAACCATAGCGCCTTCTTGTACTGCGTTTTTAATAGGTGTGGGGTCTCCTGTTTTAACTGCATTCAGAAACAAATCCGCAGACTTATGAGATGCATTATTTTGAATATCATTTGGAACTACAAAGCTATTTTGCACAGTTTTCTCTTCAGGTTCATTATAAGAAACATTCATGTTGCGAATTTCTTCAAATGTTTCAACCTTATCTTTCAGCGTTTTTGCTTCTTTCAGGCACTGTTTAGCATCTTCGGTCTTTCCTAAGTTAATAAATTGTTGTGCCTCATCTCGTTTTTGAGCCAATAGTTGACGAGTTTCTCTTTCTTCTTTTGACATTCCCTGATTCTTAATTTGTGTTGTCAATATATGTTCCTCCTATAAAAAGAACCCTTAGATTTCTAAGAGTTCAAGTTCCAATTTTAATTTTTGTTTTATTTTGTCTTCTTCATTTTGATTAGAGTTTTTGTCCATTATGTCTTTAGGTACGTTCTTAAACTTAGCTAACACATGCTTATCTTTACAAGCTGCAATTTCTTTCTTATCTGTCTTAACATCACAAAAACCATATGTCTGAGATTCCTCTGCTGTCAGCCAGGTTTCTTCATTCATTAATTTTCTTACTTCTTCCTCTGAAATTTTCCCATCGGTTTTATTCAGATATGTCGAAACAATACTGTCCGTAACCTTATCTAAGTCATCAGCAGCCTTTCTGAATTCAGAAGCGTTCCCCAACATGCCCATATACGGATTATGTATCATAAACATTGCATTATCAGGCATTGTTATTGTATCTCCTGCCATTGCAATTACAGACGCTATACTTGCAGCTAAACCATCAATATGTACGTTGATTCTTGCACTATGCCTTTGTAGCATAGAGTGTATTGCTTGCCCTTCAAACACGTCGCCTCCAGGTGAATTAATGTATAGATTAATTTCACTCACATCACCCAGTGCTCTTAAATCCTCTTGAAACATTTTAGAAGAACTTTCACTAAACCAACCTTCACCGGTAATTTCACCATACAAGTTTATTTCTGCAGTTTTGTCATTGAGATTTTTCATGTTCCAATATTTCTTTACTTGGCTCGTTTTCCTCACCTCCCTTCATAGGCTTTTGACCTTTACCGACTTTTCCTAGCTGGTATTCTTTCATTGCTGATAAAGGAACAAGGTTAAGGTTTCCGTAGTGTTCATCACCAATCTCTCCGATACCAGGCATATCTTCCCTTTTGAGGACGTCGTTCGCAGAGAAAGCCCCCACTCGTTGCATAATTTCGTAGTATTCAGCCCTTGTTTTCATGTCTCCCCTTAATTCGGAATCCATATTAAATTTAAAGTAAAGACCTTGTTTCTTCTGTCTCTCAAACAAAAGTTTGTCATTAAGCTCTTGTTCAATATTCGTTACAAGTGGTTGAAGAGTTGTCTTTACATATTCAATGGACTGATGCTCAATATTTGAAAATGTCGCTTTATCCAATTCGTTCAGCTTATGTAACGGTACTTTATAAATAGCCGCTATTTGCTTCCTGTTCCATTTCATTGTCTCGATAAACTGAGCATCAATCATTTTCATAGTTATTGGGGTGTAATCTAAACCAGCATCCAATACACCAATTGACTGATTACTATTTACCTTTTCCCATTCTTCACGAACTACTTGTTTTCCCTCTGGCCCAAGAAGTGTAGGAGCTTTAATCAAGCCAAAAGGTGCTCCACCATTCTTATAAAACTTCGCAGTAAATTGAGTTGCAGCAGCATTAGTGCCTGCATTCTCACGAATAACCGATATAGGTGTCTGTCCAACAATTCCGTCTGATGATAAATTTTTAAAATGGAGAACCTCTTCATAATGAAGTTCATAATACTTCCCGTTAATGGTTGTGGAGTACCATACACGTCCTGTGTTAGGATCAATATTTGTATTTGTTGCTTCAGGGAGTAAAGGTTGAAGAGCTACAACATTGCCATCTTTATCAAAAATAATACGGTTATAACTGTTTCCATATGTACTCATCCTTGTTACCTGGAGCTTCTTCCATGTAAAACTTGTCATGTACGGATTTATTTTATGTTGGATTAGCCTACTTAAACTGTTATCAATCTGTTCAGTTGAGTTTTCTTTGTACTTGAATAATTTAATAGGGAATTTCGCTATATCGTCTGCAAGTATATTTACACAAGCATAAACATCAGGGTGTAAAATAGATGTCCTGGGTGTAATTCTTACACCGGCTTTACTTTCACCTGTGCCAAAAAGGTATTTCAGCCAGTTTCCAGGGTTGTCTAATGTCCCGATCTCATCATCAGCATTGTTTTTGATCCTCTTTAGGCTGTTTAAAAGCAATTAATCTTTCACCTCCTTCTGTACTTTCTTTGAAAGAGATGTTAACCATGCAAGCAAAAATAAAAAACCCCCGGTTGTGATTAAACCAGCGATTGTGTTTATTTTAAATGCAGCTAAAGATATCGAGAACATACCCAATAACAAGAAAACATCTTCTATAAATGGGTAAATGATCTTGAAAATTTTCAATATGCACCTCCTAAAATGTAAATTGGCCAGAAGTAAGGTAGGCGTTTAAATCAATACTAGTATCAACCTGACTTGCTCGTACGTAAGCATTAATTAGCGCTGCAATTGGATCAATTCTCTGCGTAGACTTAGATTTATCAAGCATAATATTTTCTTGAGCATCTACTTTTGTCACAGCATTTCCAACCGCCCAGGTCAATAAATCATTGTTATTGTGTATGATTTTCCCCTGTTTAACTTTATCTCGAAAGTCCTTTGTAGGCTCTGATAAAGTAACTACACCTTGTCGGATTTCAATCATTCGATAACCATCGGCCATCATCTGTTGTGAAAATTGGTTTGCGCTATATGGATCGTATCCAATCTCTTTAATCCGCCAACCATTCACTCTCTCCATCTTCTTAATATATGCCCTGATAAAGTCGTAATCTACAACCCCACCGTCTGTAACAGTTAACCATCCTTTTTCTTCCCAAAGCTCATATGGTACTTTATCTGTGTTGATACGTTCATTCATAGTATCCTCCGGCATAAAGCCATGACTTTCCACGGCAAATTGTCCATTCTCTAACGGGAAAATAAATGAAACTGCTGTTAAGTCAACTTTCATACTAAGGTCAATACCGACATAACATTCTCTGTTCTTTAATTGTGGGAAATTACCGTTCTTAGCTTGTTCACCAGCTTTCGCCCAAGTTCCCATGTTCATGTATCCATTTTGACGCATATTAACCCAAATGTTCATATTCTTAGTTAGGAAATCTCTTTTCTTTTCAGGTACAGCTAATGCCATTTGAAGCCTTTCTTTAAGATATTTCATCCCAACTTCATGAGAAGCTAAAATTGGATTAGCTTTTATCCAGTTTTTTTCGTCTTTGACGTCATCACCTTTATCAAGTTCGTTTACCATAGCAAAGTATGAATCATTCTCTTCAACACGGTTTGGATCCAATAAACGAGTAACGAAATCATATTCAACTCTATAGGCAGGATTATTCAATTCAGGCCCAGCTGTGGTAATGATCATCATTAATGGTTGAGTTCTGGTTCCCATACCTGATTCAAGAACATCATAAATTTCTGTAGTCTTGTGTGCATGATATTCGTCAATGATACCGCATTGCGGGTTAAATCCATCCCCTGTTTTACCAGCATCTTTTGATAAAGCTTTAATAGTCGATCCACTTTTTGGATGCTCAATTGTTCCATATGCAACCCTAAACTTTTTACGGGGCTTGTTAAGTAGCTCGCAGCCTTCAATTTGAGCTTTTATTTCTTTCCAACAGATTTGAGCTTGTTCAGTTTTTGTAGCACCTATGTAAACCTCAGACATGCTTTCATCGTTAGCCATCGCTTCGTATGATGCAACACAAGCCAAACTTTGTGTCTTTGCGTTTTTACGACCAACTTGCCAATAAGCTTTAGAAAACCTTCTGTACCCAGTTTCTTTATGAATCCACCCATAAATGTTTCCGAAAATGAAAATTTGAATCGGATCAGGTACAATATTTTGATCCCTGAGCTTACCTTTAGTATGTTTAAATTGAGTCATCCAAAATAAAAATCGTTTAGCTTTTTCTTCTTCAAAAACATAAGGGAATTCAGGTGTTCCTACACGTTTCAAGTCATTTAAAAAGCGTTGACAGGCCCAGATATGCTTTTCACACGCAACTATCTCGCCATTAACAACGCTTTTGGAGTACCTAATCATTTCACTTTTAACTGTAATAATTGATAATAACCCTCTCTTTCAGTGTAATTTACACATTACCGAAAACTTTTTCAGCAGCAGTTGCTTCACGTTTCTCTTGTGTCCTTGTAATTGCTAATTTTGATCTAGCTATCGGAGACAGACCGAAATCTGTCCCTATGGTTCTCATTTGGTCAACATAATTTTTCTGACGCTTAATTAGTGGATGCTCTTGCTCTCCAACCATCAAGCCTTCTCTTTCTAAAATTTCTTCTATTTCAATAACTTTTGAATAAGCCATACAATAAGTAGCTAATAAGCCAATATCAGCTTCAGTTAATACTCTAACGTTCTTCAATACCTTAACTATCCGTTTAAATTCTTTATTTGCCACGTCATTTAAGAATTTTGGAGGGGTTATTTTTTTATCAGGTATATTTTGTAATTGTTTTTCTTGCTCCGCTCTTTCTTTCAGCTCCTCTGTATTCTTCTTATTTGGATTCCCTTCGAGGATCTGGTTGATAGCAGACTTTGGAACCTGTGGCATTTTATCACCTCTTTTTTTATAATTTTTTTGTTATTTTTTACTTGTTTTTTCGTATCAAAATGTTATACTAAAGTTAATAGAAAACCAGTAACGACAAGGCTTCATAGGATTTTTTCCTATGGGGCTTTTTTGTGTTTTTCGGAGTTTGAAAAGCGGTGTTTGTTTACAGAAGGGGGTGCGCCGTTCTCATTTTCGTGTCATATCAGCTATTTGGGTAGGGGGGTGTCCATTATCCCAAGCTTTTAACCCCGTGTACTTTGTTGTGACATGAGTTACACAAGCTAATTAAATTACTCAACTCTAATCGTTTCGACCAGTCTTCCCTTACCTCAACACTATGGTGTACCATGTCTGCTCTCGTTATTTTTCTTTCCTTTAAACATCTTTGACATGTGAAATTATCTCTTAACAAAGCAAGTTGTCTTGTTCGTTTCCATTCAGTTGATTTATAAAAACTTGTTATTGTTTTGTTTCTTGAATGTTTGTTGTAATGTTTTGTTTCTTCTTGTTGTTGTGTCTTATGCTTGTCACAATACTTCTCTCTTGTTAACTCATTACAATGCAATGCATTACATATCTTCAATGGTCTAAGTGGAATACAACATCAACTCCTTTCTTATTCCTTTGTCCCTTTAGCAACTGATATTAATCCTGCTAAACAGTATGTAACCAGCAGAATAAAGTACGTCGATAATATAGGATGGTCTATCAATACCTCTACAGCTTTTCACCCTTTCTCAATGATCATAGAAATGATGGGTACTTATGTGACGGTATTCAATTAGATATAGAGGCTCATGTAATTCTTCCCTTCCCCTACACTACACCCCTATATCTAACCCCATATCCCCTAATAAACAGGGGTATTTGCTATAGCTAAGAACACGATCTTATCTTTATCCTCTACCCGATCATCCAAAGCCTCTTGTACATCTCTAAGTCTGTACCCATCAAATGCAGAAAGGACTTCTTCATATGTATAGTGCTTACTGATATTAACCAAACTTTTAGCAGTAATATGAATTAGTTCACTATCGAACGTTACATCATTAGTTACATGTTTCTGTACCTTAGCTAAAGAGTTCAGGACATCTTCATTAGACCAACTACAACCATAGGAAGTAGCCAGATTGAAGGCTTCTTCTAATCTCTTTTCATCAATACAATACTCCAAAGCAACTTCACGAATCTTTGTTTGATACTTCTTCCTTACAAGTACACTGCCTGAACCTGGAGACTTTATAACACTCACATGAAAGTCGTATGCCTTACACGTTTCATTTACATACTCTTCTTTCTCTCTATACTCGACATCCAACATTTGAATTTCTTTCTCTTTTTTCTCAATCTCTTTTTCAATTTCAATCATTCTTTCGTAGTCTTCTTTAACTTGTGTATAAGCCAACCATTCTAATCGTTTCATTATCCTATCTCTCCAGTCCTGTTTAATATTTCACGCTCTATATCAAGAAGCTCTTTCATAATCACAGACAGCTCGCCTTTAACTTTTCTGTATTCATTCATCAGCTTTTCTTTCCTTTTACCTCTTGTAACTAGTCGGTATTGATTCTGCAGCACTCTTATTTTCTTCTGCCTATTCCTGACTCTCATGTCTGTAACACTATAAATATTCTTCTCTTTACATACAGGACACTCAATATACGAGACAACAACACCTCTAGGCTTCTTTTTGTCTCTTGACACAACCTCGTGGACATCTCCACACACATTACACTTTGATTGCATTGAAACCTCCCAATAAAAAAAGACACCCTTTACGGATGTCTATTTCTTTTCAATTAATGTAGCTGTAATTTTTGGGCCTCCAGCAGTTCCTTTTTCAGATTCAACTGTTCCATATGCAGTAATCTTATCCCCGACCTTGTATTCATCAGTTGTCAGGTTATAAACAGCATACATCCCATAACCTTTGCCCTCTTTTTGGCTTACGTATAATTCTCCCCCAAGAGCCCCATCGTTGGTAACATTAGTAATTTCACCTTCGACTTTAACTTTCTTACCATATGGCGGATTATCTACATTCAGCTCAACAAAGTCAGCTTTAGTCGATTCCTTTTTAATCTTCTTATGTAGCTTCTCTGCTTCTTCATCATCAGCTTCAGGGTCTGATTGTCCTGAAACAGTTGTTTCTTTTACTTTGTTATCATTGGATGCTTCTTTACTTGATTCAGTGTCTTTGCTTGAACAAGCTGAAAGAAGACCTACAACAACCAAAAGCGAAATTATGTATTTCATAATATATTCCCCCTCCATTACCAAAGTATACAATATTTACGCCCCTTAGTGTAGAGTAGGTCAAATTTCTTACGATTGGTTTATCATCTTTCTCACATTTTTAATTGTCTCTTCCCGTGTCTTCCCTAACATGGAAACAGGGAACATAATATGTCCCTCAACATCATCCTCTGAACCAACAAAATATTCAATTTTATATCCGTCAACAGAAGTTCGATCAATCTCTCCATCTGCACAATACGTATGGAATATTGGCTTAATTTTGCCTAGCGTAATTTCCCCGTTATTCATTTATCGACGTTCCTTTCTAGCATTTTCACATATGCTTCAAATTCTTTTTTTAAATCTTCTTTCTCACGCTCAATATTGGCTAATGCTTGCCCTTCCCACATATTTAAAACATAATCAAACAACTCAAAAAAGCTTTTTCTATCCACTCACTTCTCTCCTTTATAAGCTCTATATGCTTCTCTAAGATCCCAAATGTCTTTACACGAAACATGAGTCCAATAATCTTCTCTACCTGCTTTACTGCCACACCGAGAGTTCTTTTCCAAAAAGGTTTCAATAGCTGATTCTAAATTTTTCTTTAATGCGTCCTCTTGCTTTTCATTATCCACTCAATCTCCCCCTAAAATAAAAAAGAAGATACCAAATGGCATCTTCCCAGTTTGCTAATTTATTTTTGTAATGTGATTTCATTATCACTAATACGTCGTATTAAGTAAGGGCCATTAAAAGCACCTGATGCCCCATTTGTGTCTTCAAACTTAATACTAGTGATAATTACCTTCTGTTCAAACAAAGAGTCAAATGTTTGTTCTATATTGCCTGAATCAGCTTTAATAATTAATTCATCATCGTACCTCTCATAATAACCTTCACCATTAACTACATTCCCATTATTAATGACCATTTTACTGAAACTTTTCATAATTATCCCCCTATACTGTTATTACTTAAAATGTAACAGGATGGACTTTTAATGGGAATAGATTGGGATCGAACACCAATTAGGCGGGTTAACCACTACTGTTATGTATGTTTTTTTATTCAAAAGAGGATACTAATGCACCCTCTCTTTGTATGCTTCTTGGACATCCAAGCTTATCCGTTGTATAATGTGGAATAAGTCTCAAGATATAGGAGAATTTAAATGTTTTTGGGTTTAATAACTTTGGAAATATTAAAATTAGATTTGCATCCAATTAAAAAACTTTATGATCAGCAAGAACTTTATAATAATGATGAAATTTTAACACATGACACCTTCCTTGAAGAAAAGTCTAGAAATTTAGAGCCAGACGAAAAAGAAGAACTTTATGATATTTATGCTGAAGAATTAAACTATAAAGTTGAGTTATTCCCTCAGTTAATAAGAATATCAGCTTTTCTGCAAATGTATTTCGCTTTTGAAAATGGTTTAAACCACTACTGCAATGCACATTCAAATAAGCTTGGAACAAAAATAACCGTTTATGATTTCAATGGGAGTGGTATAACTAGAGCAAAAAATTTTTTAAGGAAAGTTGCACCTAATATAGACGAGCCTTTTAAGACTAAAGAATGGCAACAAATAAAAACATTCAGTACTTTGAGAAACAAACTTGTTCATGAAGATGGCTATTTTAATGATGAAAATGTTAAAGGTTTTAAAAAAACAGAAGCTACTCCTCCAGGTGTTGAATTCACTGAAACTTCCAATGAGTCTAAACTGAAAATTATTTTAAAAAAGGACTTCATATACCATGTTTACAACACACTTTTAACTTTTATCAATAACCTTCAAAAGCAGTAGAAACTCTTTTTGCTGCTTTTTTAGGCATTTAACATTGTTGTTCATTCTTCTCACCTTCACGCATCCCTCGCCAATAGCCCATAGAAGAGGCTAGAGAAAGAATGGCACAGAACATCCCAAGCCTTAATCCTTCTAATAAGAAACCACAGACAAAACACAAAACTGCCATAGTAAGACAAGCAAGAGATTCAGCAATTAATCTATTCATTGTCAAACATCCTCCATATATTTTTCATGTAGAGATAGAGATTTACATTCCTCGTATCTTTTTTGCTTAACATAAATTGTTCAAAATCATCTAGTTGCTCATTTTTGATTAGGTACTCCCTAAATAACTGAACATTTTCCCTAGATACGCTATCAAGCGATTCATACAACGATTTAAACATTATGTATCACCGTGCTTTTTTATTAGGCGTTCTAACTCCTTAATCTCGTCCAGCACTTCCATCCGCCGATTAACATAATAATCAAGTTCGCTCAAACGTCCGTTAATGAAGAGTAGTGATGTTCTTGCGTTCCGTAAATCTTCATTCAGTTCTTCAAGAGTATCATTCATAGACTCATTCTCCTTAAATGTTTTTAAAAGGTTTTCAATTGTTGAATAACAACATTTAAAGTCATAATTATCATGTAGTGCATATGTATTTTGCCCATGGTTTCTCCCTATTTACTATAGCTAAGCTAAATCTTATAAATGACCTCATTTCACTTAAGTCTCCCTCAGTTACTTTCCCAGGCAACATAGTATAAAACACTGTCTTTTCTTGCATAGGCATTGGATAGTCCCATAACTTTACAATCATAATGTTAGTAGAGTCATAATAGAAAGTTACCCCAAGCTGCTCGTCTTTCTCTAAGAAGTACCATCCACGATAATCTTTTTTAAATTCACGCATAGCCTACTCAGCCTCCACCTTGTGAGTTTTATTATTGATGATTGATTGAACCGTCTGAAACGCACATCCATAAACACTAGCCATTTGCTTGCAGAAAGCTAATTTCGCATCTTCCCAATATGTAAATGCTTTTCGGATTTCTTGTACTTCATCTTCAGTAAGCAATTTTCTCTGACTCATCTTCTCTTTAACACGCTTATCATATTGCAATGCACGTGTAGTAAATTTAAGATTCGCAAATGAATTGTTCGCTTTATTCATATCAATATGGTCAATTTCAAGATTCTTTTCTCGCCAGAAGTCTTTAGTGACTTCACATGCAGCCATCATAACAATTTCGTGCATGTAATAAGGTGTTCTTTTCCCATCATCAGATTTAAGTCCTGTCATTACATATCCAATATCGTTTGGTTGTGGGTTTAACCATTTATTCGTTACGGTGCTATACACTTTACCTTCTTCGATATCACAGAAATATTTCGTATGTCCTGGTACAACCTTTAAATTTCTTAAATCAACCTTCTCTGAAACTTTAATCAAATTTGTTTTCCTCCAAAAATTTTAATTTTATGTGCAAGCAGAAAAAGCCCTTCAACCTATAAAGGCGTGCTTAATCTCTCACATCATCTAAACTAAAAATTAATTGGAGAGGTGTCATCACGACATGCTCATAGTTCCAATTTCCATTCACCCATTAAAAATTAATGAATCAATGCAGATTAGAATTGTAAAAAAGATCATTATAGTTTATAATTTGAATTAAAGATGGCGTAAGTATGTTTTCTTGATGATAAAAAGGATTAGCGTACCGATCTATTGACCAGTACGCTGTCATGAGGAGAAATTGTATTGAAAAATAACTGTAAAGAAGACTAACACTACTAACTATAAGAGTGTTCGTGTGACAACATTTTTGACTAGCCTTTGCACTGTAGCCTTCTCTACTATTAGGTAACTTTTAATCAAGTCCAAAAAACATTGATCTTATGCAATTTTTGGGCTATTTGTGTTGTCAAAGTGTGACTTTTGGGATTTAAATGCTTCCAAGAATACTTCTTTTTGAGTCTTATGAAGGGTGTTCATTAACTTGGTGGCATTCTTACTTTTATTTTTGATCATGTGAATCAGAATTGCACACATTGTATCCGGCTTAACCGTCAACTTTTGAACCTTAAAATTATAATATTTAATGATACTGTCTATTGCTTTGTTTCTCTCCTCTTCATCCATTGAAGTACAATAGAGAGCATTAATTTGGTTACATTTTTCCTCCACATAAGCAATCAACTTTTTCTCTTGCTTCCTATTCCCTTTTGAAACATTTCTTTTTTCTAACAAAGATTCTAAGGGAATGTCTTCACGGTGTTTAGCATTTTTTAAATTATCCATAGTTTTAAACAAGAAATCCATCGGACAGTTGTGCATATCATACTCTTTTTTCTTTTTGTTCTTCTTTTTCATTTTAGGATCACCGAGATACTTCCAAAACAAAGGCTTATTTCGTTTCAACTCTGAAATTCTTTGTACATTTTTAATTTCTTCACTGGTGTTAATCTGATATATCTTTTTGGCCAAATCAATACAAATGCCTGAAAGGATGGTCATGACATCAATCTTTTTTAATAACTCCTTTAATTCTTGCTCCTTTGCTCCCTTTGAAATCATATCCCAATAAACTGACATGCAAAATTGTCCTAAATTCACAACTTCACCTATATTCCTTTGACTTTCTGCAAGGATATCGTCAATTTTGTACATGTCAATATTGTTCAGAGTGTAGGGTGCTTCTCTTGGAATTATGCCATTAATGCAGACAAGATATTTCCCTTCACACTTCTTCCCTAACTCTAAAAGCTTTTCGTTGTCAAAAATGACCATTGTATCGGAATCATAATCGCAGCCACTCAAAATATCTTGTATTGCGAAATTAATCGCATTAACACATACGATATTGTCAGTGAGATTAAACCACTTTTTAATCTCTGGAACATGTTTATTTTTCGCCACAAGAACATTGGAAGGTGATGTGTTTGGGTTTCTAAATGCTATCAACTCTTTACCTGATTCGAATAATGTTGTATGAATCTCAGATCCTATTAAAACTTGCTCTTCAGGTTTCTCTCTAATTGCGTGATAAAGATATTCTAATGGATTACCCAATAAAACACAGTAATCCCCGTTAAGTCTAACTTTACCCCTCTTAACATGAGTCACATATTTATTTATTGTTGATTTTCTAAAATCTCTAAAGAGTTTGGTATGTACTATGTCATTATTTTGATGATACAAGTCAAAAAACATCTGATTACTGTTCAAATCATTCTTTTCATCGTATATGTGTTTGATAAACACTTCATCATTATTTTTCAGTTCACTTATGTAATTCCTTTCAAACACTGTTAACTCGTCCATGTGTTCAGGTGACATCGGCAAACAATTCAACATCTGATATGAAGTTTGTTGAAGGATATTCCCCTCTGAATCTTTCCCTCTTTTGGATTCCTTTTCATGCTTACAGATTCCAAATATTGAACCTTCACTACTAACTAATTTCTTCCAGTGAGCCCACATCCCTTGTTTCCCACCAATCACTTCGCTAAACTTTAAAGCCTTTAATGAGGTTGGCGTAAAAATAAATTCAATATCTTTGGCTTTAATCATCTCATTGAACATATTAGGGATTTCCCAGGAATCAAAATCAATATGCGGCGGGCATTTAGCCTTTAAGAACTCCTGGATATTGGTATTGAAAGCTGCTGATTTAAACATGTGATTTCGTAACAATAGCATAGACTGTTTCTCAGGGAAGTATTTTTTATCAAGCAGGGATTCACCGTCAAATAAACTGTTTTTAACATCAACTTCTTCTTTAAAACTGTCTAAAAATCCATTCTTTCCTGTTCTAACCACATTGCACGTTTGTTTGAACTTACTCTCCAGATCTGAAATGATAAGTATATTCTTTGGTTCAATCTTTACAGTGGATTCAAGTGAGCTACCAACGAGTGATTCATATGCCAACAGCCCAGCATAATCAATTTTCTTATTAAGTTCAAATGGCAAATGCATTCTCGACCAGTTTATCATTTCTTCGTGTAGCTCCTCTTTGATAAATAAACATTGACCGGTTCGGCTTTTGCTGCTTGAGCGTTTATAGACCACATATTTAGTTTCGAGTATTTCACCTGTCTTTTCATCCACTGTTCTTATTGAAAAGCCATTTACATAAAGGTGTCGTCTTAAATCTGTATTCTTCACTGCTTTCCACTTGTCGTCCTCTTTTTCATCTTCAATCAATTTTTTATAGCTGTTTAATTTCATTTTATAATCATCAGAGACAGTATTATCTAATTTCGCTAACTTCTTTTCGATACCTTTGACGATTTCTTCACCTGATCGCACCTTCATTTTAAATTTCACATTAATAATGTCATCACTGATGTACTTGATGTTATTCGTATCGTCCCTTTTGCTTTGACGTACCTCAGTTTCAGTAAACTTGCTCTCTCCCTCTAGTTTTCTTAATTTCATGAGTTCCAAACTATAAGGGATCATACCATGATATTTTTTTGTTAGCTCTCTGTCTCGCTCCATGTGTTCATAAATATCACTGGCTTCCAATGATTGAATGTATACCGGTTTATCTGTTTGCTTATTTGTCAATAAAATTCCTCCAATTGATTAAGATTGATGAAAAGAAACACAAAACTGGAAATTGCAAAACTTGTTTTTGCGATTTGCATATACTGTATCTAAAATGTATCTAATATCTTAAATACTCTTCTATATACACTCCCCACAGTGCAGCACACTGAGGAGTTTAGCTCTGCATGTTCAGAAGCTATCTCTGCATGTTCAGGAGTTAGGTGAAAAGCCTAATATAGCGGGCTTAAAATATGGTAATGATTGTTCCATTTATCAAAGATCAGAGCATCATTTTCATCGTAATTTCCTGTATCCTCAAGCTTATGTTTTACGATTTTCAATAGCTTTGCTTTCCTCAATGCCTTATTAGCTTCAATGATTGTCGTGTTTCCCATTTTCAACCGACTTTTTAATATATCAAAACCAACGTAGCAATAATCAATCCCTCTTTTGTCCTTTGGGTTAATGTGGCTCTTATAATAGAATGCCAATCGAACCCCATTTTCATCTATTTGTTCATTTTTGAAGTATGTAAAGATGGATGGATTCATTTTGCAGAATCTACCCTCATTCTTTGCTTTTGAATTAAAGAATATTGATAGATATCCTTTGGTGGGGAGCTTCTCAATTTTGTTGTCAATTAATCCGTACTTATGTAAAGCATTAAATCGCTTCTTTAATGTCCTCGTATCATTGATTTTAAGCTCATTCATCAGCTTCTTATGGTCTAATACTATTTCATCTTGGCCGCCGTTCCTAAAGTGTTTAAAACAAAGGTTGGCGTACAAATTGAATTCTTGATTCGATATGTAAAAATCCTCGTTTCGTATGATATTGGAAGGTACTTTTACAAACAACTTGTTCAATAAGCATTCTCCTTGATTACAAAAAATTTGATTACAGTGGGTATTACTTGTTTAAAATTGAATCAACCAGTCTACTTTTCTCGTAAAGCCAAAAGGGCTTGTATTCAGAAGAATAAGCAAAGCAAATGAAAGGTGCCCCGGCTGCTTTTAATTCTTGATGCAATTCCTTTGTGTAACAGAAAAAATACTTTTGTTTTTTCATATTCCTTCTCCCTTTGATCTGAATAAAATTAAAGTTTTATCTAAACTCTCATATTTCAATTGCGACGCTCATTCAATTTTGTCATTTCTCTTTTATCTAACTCCTTCATAAAATAAGATAATTCCATCAGGGTTTTTCCACCTCTTCGCTTAAATATGTTCTGTGAAAAATACTCGGCTACTTCATCTTTTATAAAGGGTGTATTGTTATTGTTCCCCATCATCATCCTCCACTTATTTTATTTTTATCCTAAAAATATGTAATGAGAAGGAGTGAACGAATCGTTCACCCCTTCAAATGGATATGTAATGCTTACGCACCACGTCCAAAACCTGCTACATGGAATGTTTCTTCCCCTGATGCGCTGTGAATTGTAGTTTGTTGACCTGCAACGAAACCAACAGCCAATGAAGCTACGATTGTAAGACCGATAAATACTTTTTTCATATTATGTTCACCTCCTTTCAAGTGATATGTCGCGACATTTAAAGGGCAAGTAAATCTAAAATCTGCTCGTCCTCACCCATTTCCCTTAATTTATCTAAAGGCAATCGTACGCTGTATAGATCGCCGGACAGCTTAAAGTGTTTTATAGACTCATAAAAGAATCTCTTATCTTCATAAGCTATTCCTTTTAGATAAAAATGAATGCCAAAGTCATTATGAATATTTGGTTGCTGCTCTAAGTTCTCCAATATTTCTTTAGCCTGTTGCAAGTTGTTTTTCTTGATGTGATAATGTGCAATTTCTTGGATATCTGTAACTTCATTTGAATCAGGGTTTAACCAAAAGTTCTCTTGATCCCAATGGTTTTCCAAAAAACAAAGGCTTCTAGTTAGCTGTAATTTTGCCAAGGGGTTATTCTCAGTATGTTTTAAACCGGCTAGGTAATATTCTTTTGCTTTTTCATAATCATCAAGCAAATAAGTGTTACCCATAGTTAGATAGCTATAAGCGACAAGTCTATCAATATTCGTTACATTAATGCCGTATGAGCAATAAAAACGAGCTTGAGTCATTTTATTCTGACTGAATGCCGAAGCGCCCAACAAAGCCATCAGACGGTTATAAAAGGAGCTTTTAATCTGTTCATTGTTTTCAATAAAATCAAGATCAACAATTGTCGACATTTCTGCAAGATTTGAGTATTCAGCCATTCTAAGGTAGTAATACAACGGGATTATGTAAGTGAATACACGCATTTCTTGAGACTTGGGATCAAGCTTCCCAATTGCTTTAAGCGCCTGATGTGCGTTTATTTCGCCTCTGTCTTGCTTACGTTTGATCTGATACATTGCTGCCCATTCACGTTCAATCGAACAGCTACTGTTGATTAATTGATCAATTAATGCGTCAGTTTGTTCATACTGTTCATTAATATCTGACATTTCAAGACGTACCTTTGCATCTACTTCTGGTTTCTTAGCTTCTCTCTCTTTTGCTATCATCCGAATAACCCCCTGTGGTGTGTCACTAATTCAGAGCAACAGACAGTGGCGATGTCACCACTAACCCGAATCTGAATATAGGATCTCTTTTAGTTCATACAGAACATATGATCTCATTATAATTCATCCTCCAGTTTTATGGAACAAGTTATGTATTGCGATTATGTATTGCGGTGTTGCTGTTATGTCCTATGAAACTATTAGGCTTACTGACCGTTGAACCAACGCATAAATCCGTTCGTTGGAATTTTGATACGTCTACCGATCTTTACTGTGTGGAACTTTCCACTTTTGCATAGGGCATATGCCTGATCACGCCCAATACCTAACCATTGCTGCACATCCTCAACATCAAGTGCCGGCTTATTCATGATTTCTTCGTACATCCTTTTCCTCCTTTCTATTTCGGGTTAATCCCCTGTCGTTTGGGATTAATTTAAGTATACTCACATTCAATTAATTAGTCAACAACAAATTATTAATTATCTAATAAGTTTTCTAACTGTTTTTAATCATAGTTAATTATGTTATCATTAGCTATATTGTTAATGATCTTGGAGGGTATAAAAAATGACTGAGAATGAACGGATTGGAAAATTAATTAGAAACTACAGATTAAAAGAGAAAATGTCCTCAGCAGACTTCGCTCTATTGGTTGGGGTTAGTCAAGGGACTATATCCAACATTGAAAACGGGAAGTTTGGGCAAAGAAAAAACAGTTTACAAACTGTGAAAAGAATAATTGAGATATGCGAAATTGAACTTCCTCCTGACATTGCTGAATTTTTAAATATTGAACCTGAACCAACAAATGAAAATGATGATGACACTGAAAAAATTTTGGTTGCTAGTAGAGACATGTGGGATGTAACTAGTTCTACTTCAGTCGCCATTCAACTGCGAACATTTGTTAATGGAAAGGATTTAGATGAGGGATTAGAGGAAGAACGGAATTCCCGTGAAAAATCTTACATCTATGAAAGTGATGTCGTCGTTAACACTCTAATGGAATTTATAGAAGAGAATAAAAAGGAAATCAGGAAAAAGGTTTTGGAAAATTTGAGAGAAAAAAGTTTAAGATTTCTCAAGCAATACAGAGATATTAAGGAGGACGATTAATGGCATCTATTCACCCTTACAAGACAAGTAAAGGGAAGCAGAAATATCTTGTTGCCTATGACATATATGATGAGAATGGACAGCGTCACCAGAAAAAGAAAAGAGGATTCGATAAGAAAAAAGATGCTAAAGACTTCATCACTGAAGTTGAATCAGCTATTAATAAAGGGATGTATATTCAGACTCCAAGGATAACGGTTAAAGATTATTTAGACAGGTGGCTTGAAGTAAAGTCGATTAATATCGGCTCTCAAACTGCAACACTTTATCAAAATTGTTTAAAGAACTACATTTACCCCTATTTAGGCGATATTCTTTTGGCCAATCTTAAAACAGAGCACATTAACAACTTTATTCACGCCCTTCACACAAAAGATAGAGGCAAAGGAAAGATCGGATATGCTTACAAAACCATTAAGAGAAGTCATGAAATTGTCAGCACAGCACTTGACTACGGTGTAGACAATAAGATGATCAAAACAAATGTAGCTAAAAAAGCAATACTCCCTAAAGAACCCAAACGTAAGAGAATTGATGTTTGGGATTTAGAGCAAGCTAATCAATTTTTAGAAACATCTAAAGAGGATGAACAAAACAGATATCACTTGGCTTATGCTATTGCTATTATTTGTGGAATGCGCCAGGGGGAAATACTGGGGCTTACCTGGAAAGATGTCGACCTAGAAGACAACCTTCTTTATGTTGAACAAACACTGTCCCATGATGGTAAAGAAATTCTCGATGATACTAAGACTAAGAAAAGTAGACGTACAATTGAATTTAGTGAATCGTTGGCGGATCAATTTAGGCAACAAAAAAAGATCATTGAGAGCGAAAAAGAAAAGTTCGGGGACGATTACCAGGATCAAGACTTAGTAATATGCACTGAGCTTGGTAATCCAATCAACGCAAGAAATGTTCTTAGAAAGCAAGCTAAGCTAATGAAGAAGGCCGGAGTCCCAAAGATAACCTTCCATGATTTAAGACACGTACACGCCTCTCTAATGCTTTATTTTGGACATGATATTAAAGAGATATCAGAAAGACTGGGACACGCAAAATCAAGCTTTACTTATGACACCTATGTACACATCATGTCTAAGACCAAGAAGAAACTTATAGATAACCTGCAGCGATCAATAAAACTGTGA